AAACAATTACGTCTTGGCTCAGGTGAGGATATCATCCAGTACGATGATGTTGATTATGACTCTGCCATCGAAACTGACCAGCCAATCAAAGCTGGAACACCAATAGACCCAAATGATGTCCTACGTAAAACTGACATGCCAACTATAGCTGCTGGTGGCCTTGGTAATAATAAAATAGTAGAAACTGACGGCGCTGGAGACCTTGACTCTGTTGATGACCTAACTAACTACATAGCAGGTACTGCTAATCGTATAACTGTTACAACTGACGGAGATGGAACTGTAACCATAACTATTCCAAATACACCACAGGTAGTTGGAGCCTTACTATCATCACTAACGGCTAGTAGATTACTAGCATCTAATGGAACCAAAAACCTAGTATCAGTTGCTAGTCTATCTTCTTGGATAGCAGGCACTGCCAATGAGATAACTGTAACTAATGATGGAGATGGTTCTGTAACCATATCAGGTGCTGGTTCTGAAACTGACTTTACAGTAATAACTGCCATCCAAGCTGGTGGGATTGGCGCTATAGGCTTCCAATACAAAACCAGAGCCTTAACCCTAAACAGCGGTATAATATCAACTGTAGGTGCTGAATCTGGCTGGAATGACATTTAGGAGACTGACTAATGCCTTACATCGTAAGAGGAGAACCTTCTACTTGGAAAGAGAATATTTATAACAAGGAAGACTTTGGCTATAACTATCCACATGGGTTAGATTTAAAACCCAGCAGTGATCTCCACAACAAGTTACGAAACAGAATTTGGCAACGAGCAAACGAATCTAGGACTGAAATCTCAAAACGCTTCCCTTCCTGGAGAAAAATAGACAAAACACTAACAGCCTATATCCCACTCAAGGATAAAGAGGAAAAGATTCAAAAAAAGGACTCATCAAGGCCAGTTTCAATAGTCTTCCCATACACTTATTCAATGCTAGAGGCTTTACTTACCTACCTAACAATGGCATTTTTTCAAGACCCTATGTTTCAATACGAAGGTGTAGAAGATGATGACACTGTCGGCGCAATGTTATTGGAATTAGTAGTTCGTCTACATTGCATAAAGAATAAAGTCCCTCTAAACATTCACACAGCCTTACGTGATTCCTTAGCTTATGGAGTAAGTATTGCCATCCCTGGGTGGAAATCAACCTACGGACGTAAACCTGTTAAAACAAAAACTATTACTCAATCAGCACTTGGAGAAATGTCAAATAATAATATTGAAATGGTAGAATCATTACTATTCGAAGGGAATGACTTAAGCAACATAGAACCTTACATGTGGTTACCTGACCCATCAGTCTCAAGCTCTAACATACAAGATGGTGAGTTCACAGGCTGGGTAGATCGAGACAACTATATGAACTTACTAAGTGAAGAAAAACAACGAAATTCTGGACTATTCAATGTCAAATATCTAAAATCCAAAGGTGACAAAAGATCAACTTTAGCCCTTGACCAAAGTGATAGACAAATAAAACACGGAGGATCCACTGACTTACATAGATCTATGACCAACACAGTAAACCCAGTTGACAATATCAAGATGTATGTTAATCTAATCCCAAAAGACTGGGAACTTGGAACTGGGGAATATCCTGAGAAGTGGTTTTTTCAACTCTCTGCAGATGACATAATAACCTCATGCAAACGAGCAGACCACAATCATGGAATGTATCCTATGGCAGTCGCATCACCTGAATTTGACGGATACTCAATAACACCAATAGGGAGACTTGAAATCCTCTATGGTCTACAGCATACATTAGACTTTCTCTTTAACTCACATATAGCTAATGTCAGAAAGGCAGTCAATGATAAAATACTAGTCGATCCATTTCTAGTAAACATAAATGATATGAAGAGTTCCGAACCTGGTGGAATCATTCGTCTACGTCGGCCAGCTTGGGGACGTGGAGTAGACAAGGTTGCTAAGCAATTAGAAATAAATGACATTACCAGAGCAAACATAGCAGACGCTGGTTGGATAACTGGCTTAATGGATCGAATCTCAGGCGCCGATCAATCAATGCAGGGTGCTCTCAGAACTGGTGGCCCTGAACGCCTAACTGGCACTGAATTTCAAGGAACTCGTGGGAGTGCTATCTCACGTCTCCAACGAATAGCTATGATAATAGGCATCCAATTCATGCAAGATATAGGCTCAATGTTTGCTGTACATACTCAACAGTACATGTCACAGGACTCATATGTAAAAATAATAGGTCAACATGCTGAACAGCTGCAAGCTACATTTGGAAAACAGAAGCAAAGAGTGAAAGTTTCACCTTATGACCTATCAATTAACTACGATACAATCGTAAGAGATGGATCAATACCTGGCGGTAACTTTTCCCAAGCTTGGTTGGAGATGTTTAAAGTAATAGGTACTACTCCAGAACTTCAAGGTAAGTTTGACATAACTAGAATCTTCATGTATATAGCACAGCAGTTAGGAGCTAAAAATGTAGAGGACTTTAAAAGAAATGTAGATCAAATCCAAACTCAGACAATGCCTGATGAGGAAGTAGCTGCTCAAGCTCAGGCAGGAAACTTAGTTCCAGTAGGAGAAATCTAATGATTATGTCAACTAAAAGTGAAATAGAGGAATTCGTAGAATCAATGGTCTGGAAAGATTTTGTAAATGAGTTGAAAATTCTATATGCTTTAGCTCAAAGTGAGTATGATCTAGTCGGTGAACCAAAAACAGATGGTACAATGCCTAATATGTCAGAGACTCTAATACACTTAGGGGATATAAAAGGTAGAAAGAAAGCAGTTGACTATTTCCTAGAAGTACCAAATATACTATTACAACAACTGGAGGATGAGAAGGATGACAATAGACGCAACCAAACCGATTGATCAGGTCTTAGTATCTGACTTACCTACATATATAAGAGAGACTAGGACCGAGGTAAACTCAATATCTGCCTTAAGCAGTGTTGGTGTCACAGTGTTATCAATTTTAGGTGGAACTACCTCACTTGACATAGACACTGACCTTGGAACTTATGGAGTTGAACTAATAAAAGCTTCAGCTGTTGCTCCCGTAACTCTTGCATCTATCACCGGAGGGACTGAGGGACAGATAAAGGTGTTTGTTTTCCAAGATGGTAACATCACTATAACAGATGGTGTAAAGTCAGATGGAAAATTTTACCTAAACCATACACCAGCATTGTCAGACTACAGTCCAGCACAAGACGACATTCTGGCAATAGCAAATATAGGTGGTGATGGAGCAGCTGTTAATGGCTATTGGAAAGAACTATTTAGAACAACATCTGTAAAATAAGGAGGCGTTATGGGATTTAAGGATGAAATAGATTTAATGAACAAAACTTTTGATGGTACTGTACAAGATGAACCTGAAGATTTAACTGATGTTTTAGAGGTAGATGATCCACCTGTGGATGATCCACCTATCGTACCTGACGAACCTGTGGATGACCCAGAACCAAAAAACCCTGATGAGCCTCAGGAAGACATTTTAGATGACCCAATAGAGCCAGAGGAACCGGAGGAGCCAGATGAACCAGAATCAGAACCAGAAGAAACCCTTGATGAAAAAGACTTAATTATCAAGGACCTTCGTGAAAAATTAGCAGGGAAGAATAAGGTAGAGGAGCCTAAACCAGAAGAACCAGTTATCGAAGCTCCACTAACACTTGAAGATACTGACTTTCTAAAAGACATTGAGGACCTTGATGAGTTTATTCGTGATCCTAAAGAACTCAATAAGCTTCTAAACTCAGTCCGTCAGAACGCTATTGACAAAACAAGAGAAGTTCTTGGCGAGGGGATATTAAGGTCAATCCCTGATATAGTAAAAAACAACATAATGTTAGTAAATAATCTCAGTAAAATGACTGAGAAGTTTTATGATGACAATGAAGACCTTGTACCATTCAAAAAGGTTGTTGCAACAGTGTTTGAGGAGCTATCGTCTGAAAATCCAGACAAGAAATACGATGAGCTTATGAAAGATGTAGCTCCAGAGGTTCGTACTAGATTAGCATTACATAAGACTGCTACTAATAAGAAGAAAACAGAGTCACCAACCCTTCCTCGTAAAGCCAGTAAACCTGGGCAAACAAGGGAGAAAAACAAACCAAGTGAACTTTCGTCTCAAATAGGCGAAATGAATAAAACTTTAGGAGGAAACTAAAATGGGTCTTGAGCAAAATAATGAACAACACTATCGTGAGGTAGTTGACAAATACATTAATCCTGTTGCTAGTGTTCAGATGACTACTCGTGACTACGTTGTCAGGGCAAGTGCAGACGCTGAAAGTGCAGCATTTACTATAACCCTCCCTCCTGTGGCTGAGGCGATAGGTAGATTTTATACTATCATCGCTAGAACTGCAGATGCGACTAATACCATAACTATTGCTGATAAAGATGATAGTGAGCTTTGGGGTGGAGATTATATCCTTGTAGCTAATGGTAATAGTGTCATGTTTTATTCTGATGGTCTGCGTTGGTGGGCTCTCTTCCCAGGTTTTGGGGTGCTGAGTGTTAAAACTGTTCTTACTTCAGCTCAGGTTAAGGCACTTGCAGCTACTCCACAAGTGCTTGTTCCAGCACTCGGAGCAACTAAGCTAATTGAATTTTTATCTGCCACACTCTTTCTTGACTATGGTACTAATGCATTTACTGAAGCTGCTGATAACTTTGTTATTAAATACACAGATGACTCTGGTGTGGCTGTAAGTGATATTATTGAATCAACTGGATTCATTGACCAGACTGCAGATATGTTTACTAGAGGTGTTCCAATAAATGATGCAATAGTTGTTGGAACTGGGTGTATTGGTCAGCAACTTGTACTTGATAATAACAATGCTGAAATAGCTGGAAATGCAGCAAATGATAGTACATTGACAATCTGGACTCTCTTCAGAATGATTGAGACCGGCTAAATAGTTCGTTTTATAATTAAACAATCTGACTAACCTTCGGAGGTGACAACAATGAGTTTTCGTGGGAATTTAATGAGGCATGGAATAGTTGCTGATTATGATGAGTTGCTTATAACATCTGTATTTTGTAAAACTCAAGCAACTCCAACAGCAATGACTACAGCAGCCACAATAACTGTTGCAGGTATCCTTAACGGTATTATCACTGGTACTCATGCAGCTGGTGCTACACAAGCTTACACCTTACCAACTGGCACAGCTCTGCAGGCTGCTTTGTCAAATGTCTTTCTTATCAATGCCTCATTTGAGTTTACCATTATTAACCTATCAGCTGCATTAGCTGATACTATAACACTAACCGCAAGTACTGGAATCACTATTGTTGGTAAAGCTATAATCGATTCAGCTCATGCTGATTCTGAGTTTCCTAGCTCTGGCACATTTAGGGTTAGAAAAACTGCGGCGAACACATTTGTGGCTTACAGAATATAAACTATATTAACTTGGAGGTAATTAATTATGTTCCTCGGAAT